AGGAGACCTGGAACTCGCCCTCGCAGGGCTGGATGAACGTGGTGTAGTCGACGCCTCGCTCGGTCAGCCCTTGATGGAATTTGATCGCCTCGCCCTCGGGAACATAGCCTAGCTCCTCGCCGGCCTCGCGTCGCGCTGCCTGAGCAGCATTCTCCCCCGGCTCAATCTTGCCGCCTGGGAAGGACCACTCGCCTGGGTATTCTCCGGCCGGGGGCTTGACCCAGAGCACGGTGCCCCTGGGGCTGACGAACATGGTGCCGGCCGCCTGGATGACGGCGTCCTCCGCCTTCCGCTTATCCGCGTCGATGAACTCCTTGCCCACCGCCTGCGGCACGCCGCCGTAGCCGCCCGGCGTGTGCTTGGCGGCCTCCATGAGTCGGTGCTGCGCGGGGGAGACGGTGGGCATCAGCCGACCATCCCTGGACGCGGACCAACTCTGACATCCACGGGCGGATGAACACGACCGACAACACACAAGTAGATGGGCGCCCCTTCGCGGATGCGCTCAATCTCTTCCGATGTAGGAAACCACGCGGAAATCATCGCTGGCCCCGCCGTTGTAACCTCATCACGAATCGGTAACCCTCCGCAAACACCATCACGGTCTTTGTTCCAATCGGGCGGGGCGTTGAGCACCCGTGTCGATCCAGCGATACGGCCTGTATGCATTAGGCGCGTCCGCCGAGCATCTGCGGGTCGACCCTGCCCAAAGCCTCGCGGAACCTGCTGATGCTGGCGAGGTCCACGATCGGCTTCAGCGCGATCGCGTCGTGCCTGCCCGTGGCGATGATTGGCGCGGCGGAGTGGGCGAGGCAGACGTGACCGCGCATCTGGTGGCGCAGCACGCGGTAGCGCATCGTTGGGTGAACAAAGGGCATGCGGGTCTGGGGGTGTGGGGCCTGAGTCTCGGCAGTCTCGATGATCTCACTCACAGCGGCCTCGTCACGTCTACGGGGCCGACCACGCGCCTGCCCCACTGGTCCATGCCAATGTTGAAGTTGACCGTCAGCCCGTGATCGCGCGCCATGTTCATCACGTGAGCTACCTGGGAAAGCAGCGGCGCCAGCTCGGCACGCACGATTGCCGCCACTGCGGCATCATCGGGACGCTTGTCGTCGGGTTTGTCGGTCATTCTGCCCCCTTCAACCGAAATACGCCAAACCACGCTGACTTCGCATCCCCGTTGGCGAACCACGCCACCTCAATTTGCATGGCGTGTGGATAGATGCAAAAGCCCGTGACAATACCCTTGACACTGTCGTCGCCGTCAATCGTAACCCTCTGCCCGAATCTAAAGGGCAGCACATCGTTGATTTTGACCTCGGCCTCCGAGACGATTGCCATTATCCTGTATACCCCTTAATCACCGGCCGTGAGATGCAACGGCAGTTGATGAGTTCCCCCGGCAGGATGAACTTCTTCTCGTCCGGGTCCCACCAGCCGGTCCTGATGTCGTAGCGCACGCGGTCGCGCCCGGCCTTGACATGGGACGGCCGGGGGGTCTTGCCGCCGTGCGTGTGGACCCAGATCGCCTCGGTGATGCCCAACTCGACCTGACGCGCCCGGTTCAGCGCCGCATTGATCTTGTTGTTCTGGTCTCGCGCGATCAGCGCCGCCCTGCGCCTCGTCACTCCGAACTGCTTCTGCAGCTCCTCCGCCAATGGCCCGAGGTCTCGCCCGCGCTGGACGGACCTCATTACCAACCCTTCCACCTGCGTGAGGTATTGCTGGGGGATGGACTTGATCAGGCTCACGTTCTCGTTGACCGCCGCGCCCAGCACGTCGCGCTGGGCTGCCGTCATCTTGAACTCGACGGCGAAGCCGCCCTCCTTCAGTATCTTCCGCAGCACGCGGTCTGACCGCTGCGACACGTCCCTCGCGAAATAGTCAGCGAGCTTGAGCGCTGCCTCGTCAAACCTGGCGAGCCAACGCTTGACCAGCTTGCGCATGGCCGCACGCAGCGCTGACGAAGAAAGTTCATCCTGCGCCAGCACTGCGCTCATCTCGGGCGGATTGGAGCGGAAGGCCGCCCGGAGCCAATAGGTGACCGAGGCGTTCATCTCGTCGATCAGCCTCAGCAGCCTGGCGCGGTACATCGCCTCAATCGCCGCCGACGCATGCACGGGGCGCAGCACCCACTCCGCCTTACGCTGCCCCCGCCTGGGCAGCCGCGCGTCGAGCGCGACGTGCTGCGCGGGAATGAACAGGTCGTGGAGGGCGAGGCCCACTCAGGCTGCTTCCTTCTGCTGGGCCTTGACCTTCGGCTTAGTCTTGCCTGCGCCAGCCTGCACCGCTTCGGGGTCGGGCCTGCCGCCAACCGGCTCCAACCCCTGCTCTTCCTCTTCGAGCAGGTCTGGCACGTCCTCAACCTTGATGTTGCCGTATTCGCTGTCCGGGTCGGCGGCGATGCGCGCCCTTGATTCCTCGGCATGGAGAACGCCCGAATCGATTAGCAGAGCGTCGGTCTCGGCCTTCATCTTCTCGACCTCGCCCAGCTCCTTCTCGGTCATGGCGTAGAGCGGCTCGAACTCAAAGTCGATATCCTCGTCCGGCTTGCCCCAGAGCGAGGTCATGATCAAGCCCAACACGCGGTGCAGGTTCGGCCGCAGCTGGTCTTCCTGGCACGACTTGATGTAGGCATAGAACGCCTGGAGCGTGCCCTCGCTGGTGGCGTTCAGCCCCGTGGGGTCGATGCCCAGCAGGATGACGGCCGGAATGTGGCTGACCGAGCACATGTGCTCCTGGGCCTGGGCCTGGAGCGCGTCGAGCGTGCCGAGCGGGGCCGAGACGTTCTTGAAGTCCTCGGTCGCCTTGTTGGTGACGAACAGGCCGGCGTTGCGCCGCACCATGGCGAAGAACGCCGCCCGGTTGGCCATCTCCTGACCGTCCTGATTCATCATGGACGAGAGGTCGGTCTGGAAATTAAACGTGCTGTAGGCGTTCACCGCCTGGTTAACGCCCTGCCGCGTCTCCAACCAGTTGTTCACGTACGGCATGCAAAGTTGACTGAGGCTGATGCCGCCGAAGGAGTAGGTCGGCTTCAGCAGGTCTGGCACCTCGCGTCCAATGAATGTCATCAGCCGCGACTCGTGCACGATCTTGGCCTGCACGAACCATGACTCAGGGCGATACCACTCGCGCTGCAGCGGGTCGAACGAATTGTAACCCGTCGGGTAACACCAGACCGCCTCGACCGTGCGCAGCGCGATGATCGGCTTCTTGGCCATCTTGGCCAGGGTCTTCTCGTCCCATCCGTCGCCGATCGGCTTCTGCAACTCGTCGGGATCGTCACCATCGCCCGTGTCGATGTAGATGTGTCCGCGCCCGAACCACCCGTCCTGCGTCACGGCTCGTGCAAAGGACTCCTGCACGCCCAGCCGCTTGAACTCGTCCTTCAGCTCGTCGATCTTCTTGGTCTTGGCCTTGTCGTCCCCGGACTTGGACGTGAACCTGATCCACTCACGCGTCATCTGCTTGGCGAGCGTCTCGGAGATGACGCGATACTCGGGCCGCTGCGCCAGCTCCGAGAGAAAGGCATAACCCAGAAAGGTTTGTCCCTCCCAGCCCAGCGAGCCAACAATGCCGTTGCCCCAGGCCGCCGCCTGGGTGATGCCAGGCTGGCCGTCCATGGCCAGCTTGGCCTCGATCTTGACGCCGGGTGGATGAGTCGGCAACGAGAATACGGTGACCGGCCTGCGCCCGATACTGGCCGCCCTCATCAGGGCCTCGGGCGTCGTCCGGGGGTGCGGCGGCAACGCAGGGGGTGCGGCGGGCGCTGGCGGCGGCCCAAACATACGACGCCACCAACTCACCTGCGCCACCCTGCCATGTTGCGGCTGAGGTTGGCGAGCGCGGCGTCCGAGACGACGACGCGCGCCGGCACACGCGCAAAGCGGATCATCACCGCATCGGCGAGGTTTGGTGATCTTGCTCCGTCCGGGGCCTTATCCACGATAATCTTACCAACTCCATTGACCGAATAGGTGGGCTGCGACAGCTCAAGCGTCAGCCGCCTGAGCAACGGCATGCGCGGGCTGAGCACGATGATCTGGTCTATTGGGCAGGGCACGCCTTCCACCACCCAACGATACGTGCGCTTGAACCGCTCGCGCAATGACCACCAGCTTTGCGCCTTCATGTTGGCGAAATAGTCCTCGTTCTTGCGGCCCACTACGTCCTCGCCCTCGGGGTCGATCACCCCATGCGAGCCACGGAAGGCGTCCACGGTCAGTGTCTTCTGGCCGTGCGGTCGCCGCCGCTCGTT